AAGTTTATTCATATACCACAACAAGTTTAAGCGAGCGCTCCCCATTTTGCTGTTTGCTACTGTCCAGGGTGCAGCAAGCAACAATTTTTTGTATGATGGGTCAAACACTTTAAACTTTTTAAGAAGTCGGTCAGATATCTTAGATCCCATGTCCCATTGTAAACTGTAGTCAACTGTCTCTGGATCTATGAAGCCTTTCTCTCTCAAGAAATTGAAAGTTGCCCAAGTTTGATCCGAGTTATACAAAATTGAGCGCGTCAAATCAGCCATTCCACCAGATAAAAGAAGCTCGACAGGATGGCTGTCTATCATGCCCAAAAAATTATAAGGTTGGTTTGCTACGGGAGTTATTCTATAAACTTTCTGGATGAACCTCTCTGTCAATTTCATGACTAGGAAACTTTCATTTAAATTCCCCCCTTGTGTCAGCATCTCCACCGCTTGAGTAATAGCAAAAGAGATGTCACTAGAATAACCCTTGTCACTAGGTTTGAAAGGGATTGTGGAAGTAAATTTGGGTACCACAGGTAAAAATCGATTGAATAGATAGAGAATGGAAAGAAATTCAAGGTAAGTATCTTCATTCACTTGGCTCTTTTTTACAGACAGCATATGATTTGCACCTTTGAGCAACCAATCATATAAGACTACTGATGTTCTCACACTTTGATCGCTTTCATGATAGGATGAAACTACACTATCATCAGAATGACACTTAGCATTAATCATCACCAACCCTTGTCCTTTCCTGAGGCACACAGCCCGGATAACTTCAGTGGCAACCATTTGATTAGCAGAATGCATTAGAGTGGAGAGGTAATTAAAGATTCCCATGACAAATGAGAATTTAACAGTGAAGGATGCCATTTCGGTCAACTCGCCTCGCAAACCTTCAATGTCCTTGTATTCGGTGAATCTCTCATTTGAAATCATTTTAGACAAAACGTGCTTCCGTGTCACAAATTTTTTAGAGTACATTTTCTCTGAAAATTCTTTAAATGTTTTGACAAAATCAGATGGCAGCATGGGGGACAATCCGATTATGAAGTGGACATACTTTTGAAACACACTGTGGGGTGCCCACCTGCGACAGTCTAACACCCATCTCATGACCTTTTTTGTCCATTTTCCCGGGCCTTTATCATAAAATTCAGAATGAATCAAACTATGTCTCTTGGCGCTAGGGATGGAAATGTATTCATTGGGTAATTTCTTGCAAATAAATTTGAACATCTTTTCAATGGGGGATTGTTGTGTCTTAGTGCCTATGTCCATGCAAAAAATCTCACGAGAACCACCTCTTTGAATCTTGTGGACGACATGAAAAAGGAGTTGTTCTTTCATTGAATCGGGCAACAATATCCTATCTGCCTTAATCATTTCCTTAGCAGTATAAAGGTCACTGCCCATCAAGAGATCGAGTTGCTGAGTCAACTGTTCAGGCTGAGTCTCTGACATTACAAACTGATAAACAATCTCATATCCTTTTTTGTTGAAGAAATTATTCTTCTCCCAACCTCTCAATCCTTTAGAATTTGCAATTGAGTCAATGTCTTGACTTAACAGTTTAGACCAATGGTTAGTCATTTCCACAGGATTTGATATACTCATTAAATAACTGCTCATAGTATGTCCTAAGTACTGGCAAAAGACTGGGTCATATTTGAAATCATCCTTATAAACCTCTGTGTCACATTCGAGAACATCAAACCTTAGGGAATCATCTCGCAGGCCATCCACATCTCCATGAGTTTCCTCAAATTCTTTCACATCAGAGAGGATTTCCCAGAGGTTGCTGGCTTGTTCAATGCTACTGTTCACAGGTGCCTTTGTCATCATATAAGTGACATATATTAGAACAGTCAAGTGATCACAATTGACTATGGGTTGGTCAAACCAAATGTCTTTCATGCCAATCTCAGATATAATCAGGTTCACATCACTTCTTTTATTCTGACGGACTTTCATGATAGAATCAGCAAAATTCACATATCCAGTTGACACTCGGTGTTTCAACCATGAGTCCAAATAAGTATAGTTGAAAGTGGCAAAAGACTTCACTATCCCAGTAATATTGGCATATTTTGCCAAAGGATTCACAATCAGGTAGCGACAGTTGTGCATGAAACTTTCAGTCTTCCGGCGATTGTGGAAAAACAGCAAACTGGGAAGAAGCTGGAGACAATCTGGAGGAGAGTCAGGTGCCCCACAACGTTGGTGCACTGAGTAAAGATTCAAAAACACCCTCTCCCGAAATGAAATCATATCAAAGAGCATGTCCTGTCTTAGCTGTGACCAGGGGGTTAATAAAAGAACACCTTTTTGAGTGGGTATCATTTGATAACTGGAGCTTTGACTATAGCCTGTGTAAAACTTGTCTTCTTCAGAGATAAATAAAGCAATCCTGAACAACCTAGAAGTTTGATTCTTGTATATCTTGGAGCCGCCTCTTACTAACAGAAGGACATTATCGTAACCCAGGTTGTCCACTTTCACGTAGTCTTTGTTGTAAGATTTGACACTCTCATTGAATAATGTCTCACTCAATCTGGAAGCGACATCAGCCCAAAGCTCCAACATGGTCCCTTGGATGAATTTCTGATAGAACTCATCCCAAGATTTGGTGTAATCATCTTTCAACATTGTCAGGAATTCAGGCCCAGGCAGTCTAGCTCGATTATACAAGGGGTCTAGAAGGTTCGAATGGAAATTCTGATTCGTTAGTCGGAGACACAAATCTTTGATGTATTTGTCAAAGCCCTCATTCACTTCCTTGGATACAAGGCCCACACCGCTGAAGCCACTTTGTTGAAAATGAGACATCTCATGCTGGAATTCAGGATAATTATGACTTCTTTTCCCACAAGGAATTTTTACTAGTCCTTTGTTGACAACACCCTTGGATTGTCCTAATTTGGTAACATAATCACGGTGGGCTTGTGACATTTTGTTGTAAATAGGACTAGCGATTGCTTTATCTTCATCTTTAAAGCTGGTATATTTGCCTGACAGATTGTTTTTTAACAAGAAATCAAAGTAATCCTTCCGGCTCTGTACCAATTTTTCTCTCAAACCAGCCATTTCTTCATTAAACTCTGTTTTTCTAACCTTTACAAAATCTCGATTCAACACTTTTTGCAGAATTTTCTTTGTGTAGCTCCCAGAAAGATTCTTAATGATGATCTGACACATCTCTGTATTAAACTCATCAAGCGGTGCGGCCATAAGAGGCATGCTTACTATTGGAATCATGAATGTCGGTTTCGGAGAAAACCTAAAGGTCACTGAATTATTGGTTTGCATCTCTTGATCAAAAATCTCCACAGCAGTTTGAATTTGACTTCTGCACATTGGATTGTTGGCGAGCATATCAGGAGATGCCTTGTTGATAATTTTATCAATGTCGATAGAGCAGAGTTTTTCAAAATAATCTTCTTGGAAACTGACTTTGTTGACACTCCCCAGCACTATGAAATCATCCACATTCAATGACCGTGGTTGTCCGTAACCAGGGTCTACTATAGATTCCGTATTGACATAGATATCGTCCACCGAAGGGCTGTAATTCCACTTCCTACTAGGTAGTTCCTTTGTTTTTGGTCTGTAAGTCACAGGCACACTGCCCCTAAGCTGGTGAAGAGGAACTCTTTCTTGGTCTTGATAAAATTCAGTATAAGGTATCAAATCTGCTAGTGATCTGCTGAGGAGGATCCTTTGCAGCTCGTGTACTGGGTGACCTCTTTTATCTCTTCTGAGAAAGGTTCTTCTTGATTCCAGATTGTAACATAACGAAGCCTTTTCAACACCTTTGTCTAATAATGCCTCCAGTCTACCTAATAGGTATTCGAATGAGGTGGACAAAGTAGAAACAGCATCTGGAGATAGTAGCACAGTGCTGTTCAAAGCCGGTCTTGCATGCCACTCCACTCCGGGAATATCAAAATCTACTGCACCGTAACTCATGTTACTACGCACATAATTGAGGTTGATCAGTTGTCTATCTATGTTCGCCACTTCAAAAAAGCGGGATAGATAGAACCCGATGTCTTCAGTGGGCTTCACTCTTTTCAAAAGTGCCGTTATCTCCTCAACATTATAAGCATCAAGAACAGCAGGAACGATTATTACTTCGCAATCAATCCCTTTTTCTCTGATAGAGTTGACTTCCTCTTGATACTTAACATCGAAGGCACCACCACCTTTTACCATATCAACTGTTTCATACTTGTTGCCGACAGTAAACTCCAAAATGAAGACTTTATTTCTTATCGATTTGTCCTGGACTCCTAGCAACTCCCCTTCAACAACAGTCTCTGTTTCAAAAACAAAATCGGGTGTCTTTTTTGAATCAATCCATTTCGACAAACTAACATCTGTTTCAAGCTTGCAGGGTTTCAGACCGTTGAGGGCCATGACACAGAGCGCAGAGAAAATGTTATGGCGGAATTTTGAGTAGGCTTTCAAAAGATCAGGAGGTGGAACCAAATTGCTCCGATTCAAACTCAAAAGTCGATCCAAGAAGATGTTGTGCGTTGTATAGAAAATGTCAACAGCTCTGCCTGGAGAATCAATTACCATTTCTACAGAATCCACCAAATAAGCATAAACTTGAGCAGTGGTTGAGTCAGGGTGCAATATAGAGAGGTTGACCCTGGTTTGGGGCAGAGATTCATCTTCTTCGTCGGAATACTCAGGTTCCAACATTTCCTCAACATCGTCTAATTCTTCGTCGGGTGAGGCTTGAATGGCTTCTGACAATTGTTCCCCAGTCAAGATCAGCTCTGTGTAATCCTTGTAAAAGGTATTGATCTCCGCGGGAAACCCATTTTGGTCCAAAGAACACAGCATCGTTGACATGGTGCTCATCTGGAATTGTTCATAGTTTGTCCCATTGGCATTGAAACGCTCGATGAACAAGAAGTGGTAGGGAAAGAAGTTCACAAACGAGAGAGTTTTCTCTGATCCTGTGTCTGTGAATACGATCAAATCAGAGGTTCTTGTCCCAACCCTGTATATTAGCAAATTGTAGCCGAAGTGGATTGCAAGAGAAGTGATCGAGTCCTCCTCCAAAAAAGAATTCATTTTTTGGCCCAAAAGTGAGTAATAATACTCCATTGAAGGGACTTCTTCTCTGTCAGCCGACATTCCCAAGTTGAAACACCTCAAAAAGCAGTCTCCTGTCCCTCCCAGATCCACAGCCTGAATCTTCATTGGGACAGAAAACTTATAGTATCTGGAGTGCAAGTACGGGTACTGCACCTTCTCTGGCAAATCATCAAGTTGCGAAATTCTGAACATCTTTAAAAACCGAAATTAGTTACTTATATTGGTTTTAAAAAGATATCAGAAGAAATAAGAGCTTAAGCTAACCAACTCAAATCATAAAAGTCTTTTAGATCTTCATGGTCTGGCATCAAGTCATTCACCAATTCGACTCTCTCCTCATCACTCTCGAAATCTGTGTCGAACAAATCGTCTATCAAAGCCCCAAAATCATGAGATTCATTTTGTCTGTGGGGACACTCAGCCACATTTTCCAAGATGAAGCTGCATATCAAATACAGTTTGCGGTAACATCGGCGCATGTCCCCTGGCATCCGATCGATCCTCAACCTCGCAAATTCCAATCTTTGTTTCTTACTCCTCTTACTCATTCTTAACTCTTTGTTGCTGAATGCATCCCAATAGCCAGGGAATAAGACTTCAAACTCTGACCTGAACCGCACATCTGTTAGCAACTTCACCGTGCCGTCATATTTGTACGGTTTGTAATCAGCTACAAACAATTTTTTTGTCGACAATTGTTTCTGATCATCCTCAAGAACTAAGAACAGCTCCTCCCTGCCCTTCATTGTTCTGTCTAATATCTCAGTAAGAGTTTCACGCTTTTCCATTATAGTCTCAGGCTCTTGGTCTATTTGCTTAATTTTTTTCAAATCTGTGTCCAATTGTTTCTTTAACCTCTGAAATTCCTTAGTCACCTTCCTACCAGATTCTTCTACAATGTGCATTTGTTTCTGATTCAAAACAATCTCTTGCTTAACTGAGTCTGCTTCAGGATTCTTGAAAAATTGTTCACTGTTGATTAAGTGTGCTGCAAGATTCGGACTTGAATTGATGTCATTAAAATCATATTCTTTTCCTTCGATGATAATCGGTTCAGGTTTGTAATTGTCTTTCATAAACATCTTATTCTGCTGTTCCCAAGGAATTTCAATATATCCATCAATTTCTATCTTCATCCTTTTCTTACTAATAACAGCGATGTAATCACACATATCATTCAGAGCCCCGTAAACTGTGTCATAATTCACTTTCCTTTTGAAGAATTTCTTCACTCCACAGGCTGAAAATAAACCGGTGTCCACTGATTTTGTGCCTATCAAAACAGTCCAAGCAGTGCCCCTAACACGAAATAAGGCTTTTTCAGTCAATAGAGGTGTAACAACATAAGCAAATTCTGGAATCACTGCTTCATAGTCAAATTCTACATCTTCATGGGCATCTTCATTGTAGTAGTAACTTTCAAATTCATCTAAGCTATCTTCTGTCTGTGGGAAGAAATCCAACATGGTAACTCCTACAATCGGATATTTTTCGATTGGCAAGGTCATTCTTTTGGGATTTCTCTTCCCAACTCGGAAACTTATACTGGCAGGGGAGGGGTTAGATTTGGTTTTTAAAAAGTGTGCTCTTAGTGCAGTGATGTAATCAGTCATCTTCCCATTGGCACCATAAAGCGTTCTCTCATTTTCCCTGTTCACATTGACCCCCCTCACACTCGAAAAGCTCAGACCAGTCGTCATGTCCAATACCCAATTCAAAAATTTCTGTTTATCCACTTTGAATTCAATGGATCTCAGGAGAGCATTATCACTGGTGGTCTCGTTCAAATAGTCCAATAGGCCATCATCAAGAATCTCAGTTAATATGTCATAAAACAACTTATGTACTTTATCCTGTCTGCCATCCACCCCTGAATAGGTGATCAAGTTCATCAACAGCCTAGCAGAAATTATCTGGAACAATACTCCGTCTGACATTTGTCTGGATTTGGTGTGTAGGAAATAACCCTTGAAATTCTTTAGTTTTGAAGAATTCAGATGGTAAGTGTCGATAGTCAGGGAAACCTTTTCTAACAAAGGACAAAGCATCAGTAGACAAGAAGTGTTGCTGTTTCTGAAAGAATGATAAGCCCGTTCTGATCTGTTTGATATGACAATGGTGTTAATCATCTCTTCATTATTCAAAAAAGGAAAGTTTTCCAATAAGAATCCCTCTCTTGATTCCGGTTCTAGTCGTAGCACTTGGTTAATAATCCTCAAAAATTCATTGTCTGAAATTGTAGAGTGTCCCAAATTGGTCAGCATCTGATAAACCGAAAAGGGTAATGGGGGAACGTCATCTGCTTTACACAAGTCTATCAACTCTTCTTCATCCGGGAATCCAAAATCAGGATGTTCTTTTTTCCATTTTATCAAACTTCGGAAAAACGGATTTGGTTTCGAATTGGTTTGCATGTAAACTTCAGTGCTGTTTTCCAAATTGTGCAACACTTTATAAATGAGACTTCTACCGATATTATCCACCAGAAATTGTTTATCTATTTTAATAAACCCAGTGAGATCGACTGATAATTTTTTCACAAACTCTTGGATCACTTTGTCAGTTTTCATGGCAATCTTCATTTTCTCTTTGTCAAGGTAACTGGAAACATCCATCACCAATGGGTTGTTGTTCGGTAAGAAAAATTCAACCTTGTAAGAACAATCTCGGGTTCGGTCATAATAAGTGAAGTTATTGCCGACTAGTTCACGATCTAATGTTTCGAAGGTAAATGAAGGAAGCAGACTCTCATGCATTTTGGTCTGATAGAATACAGAGTCGAAACTGCTGGCATATCCGATACCATAGCTATTGTTGTTGTAATTGTAGCCTAAATAGAGAACTCCTGGAAGGCCATGTTCAGAAGGGGTCAAGGAATAGTTCAACCCAGTAAAGTTGAAAAAGGCGGATAGATACCAACATGTTGTCATAGAAAACAGCCCTTTATGATTGGTTTCAACAAAAATATTTCCTATGCCACCATTTTCAACTTCCAGTTTCAATATCACCTCCGGACATTTTACCAATACAGCCCCTTGACCATACCACCTATTCCCAATTTTCACTTGTTCCTTGGGCCAATAAGACCAATAAGACAAATCAGCCAAAGGGATGCCTTCAGTATCTGTTGTGCTAAGTGCCAATAGTTTCCACTCCTGCGGAATTTGATTAGCCAATTTTGCCTCTTTTTCACGAGGTGGTGTTACAAATATGTCTTTATCTAGTACGCCGTATTTACTTAATACATGACAAGTCCAATAACACTTCATGTAATCAGTGACGGACTGCGGAACATTACCTTGTTTTATCCTTCTCTCCCAATCTAACACAGCAGCTTTTTTATTTCTCAGCACCACTCTCTTAGATCTATAAGTGTTGTACTCGATATAACTAAGCATCTCAGAATAATTGTTTATGGATCTAGAATCCCCCTTCATGACAGAGATCAACCTGTAACTACGACTTTCTTCTTTGAATAGCAGCCGAGCCATTTTGTAAAGCTTATCATTGCTCAACAATCCAGAGTCAAAGCCTAAGACTTTCAGATGAGAATCAACCCGCTGCACTTCTCTGTAAGGATTGCCACTCTTACCAAGCAGTTTGTATCCTGCAGGTTCTTTCTTATAGATGACATAGTCCGTCGCGGTGATGTTGAGATTCCCCAACATGCTTTCACTTCCTGCAAAAAGTACTGGCTTTTCTTTTACATTGCATGCTTCGACTCCCATTATCTTCGTATCTGATATCGCCCTATAGAAGTTTTGTAAATCACTATTAACAAACAATAGGAACTCCTTGGTGACTTCATCAGCCTCATGATTCATACACTCTGAATCAATACTAGATATGGCAACACTTAAAGCTTGGGCTATGACCATGTCTCCTGTTTTGGATATTATAGGTCTGTAGTTAGCAGAACCAAAGATTCTTGAATAGCGCCTTGCTACTGGCTCGTCCACTAATGATGAATAGAACAGTTTATCCCTAAGTTTATTCATATACCACAACAAGTTTAAGCGAGCGCTCCCCATTTTGCTGTTTGCTACTGTCCAGGGTGCAGCAAGCAACAATTTTTTGTATGATGGGTCAAACACTTTAAACTTTTTAAGAAGTCGGTCAGATATCTT